CGCCCCATACGCATAGATAAATTCGATCAGGTCTGACATTTGCGCTTTGGTTAGCTTTGATGTCCTGAACCCAATGGGGAATGGCCTGTTGTCCAAGCCTGTCTCGAAAATTGTTTCGTGGCCCAGCGCAGCCATGAAGATACACTTCCAGACTTCTGGGATATGCGACCTGCCTTCTGGCTTGGCCCTGCTGATGTCTGACAGCATGGCCCACATCTTTGCATTCTGGTCATCAGTCCGCTTGGCTTCACTAATCTTGACCACGGCATCAGCCGGAGCCTTGTCTATCAGTAGCTTTACAAACTCCCGCTGCATTGCGCCGCGCAAAATGACAGTCTGGCTCAAAGGCCCAACTCCCTTTTCTTGGCAGCAATCTCGCTGGCCTTTGGGCTGGCCTTAGCAAAAGCCTCAGCCAGCTTAATCGGGTCAATGTCTGCACCAACCCAAAACGTGCGTTCACCCAAGCTATGCTGAAGCTGGTGGCAGTCTTTGCACAAACTGACGGTAAACCAATCGTGCGGCTTCTGCCCCATGCCAGCACCTGTCCCAATACGAACGTGCGCTACCTCAATTGCAGTGATGCGCGCACAAACTGAACAGGCATGGCTGCGGACAAAATTGCAGTGAGCGGGTGAGCGCCAGCGGCTTTCGCGCTTAGGCTCTTTGGCGATACGCCTAGGCAGCATCATGGCAAAAATGCCGACTGCCAGAGGATCACATAGCGACCGTGTGTATTTTTGCCGCGCACCAAATCACTTTGCACCACAATACCATTGCGCTGCGCTGAGGCCGCAATGTGGCCCCATGCCCGTCTATCGCGTGGCTCAATCGCGCCATTCAAAGCTGCCCGCACCTCTTCGGTCGTAAAATACTTGTGATGGCGGGCGTAAGCCACAAAGGCGCTATAAGCTGCTGCCTTCCATCCATCGCCTGACTTGTCTGCCGACAGTTTAGCCAAACGGATGCCTTCTGCTGCACCGCCGTCCTGCTTTACTGGCTTGCGCCATTTGAAGATATTGCTCCACATTTTACGCACCTCCCATTGCTTCTAGAGCCTCAACATCAGCCCTAACCCCATTAAGAAATTCGATCACGCCAGTTTCAAGTGTGGCAATCAACGCATCATCGCGGTCAACCCGCTTGACCCATAGTTGCAATTTCTCCGGCAACCTTGGGTCAAACGATACGAAGTCGCACCAAGCGCGCCCAGTGCAGCGCATCTGCCATTGCATCTGGTAGACGTATTTGGTCGGCACCTTTCCGGTGCGCAGCGTCTCAATATGCGTGGCGCTGTTTGGGCATTTAATCTCAATTAAACCATCATCGCCCACAAGGCCGTCAGGGCTGGCGTGAGTGCCTTCGATGGTGGGATGCTTCACTAGCCCAACTTGCTGCACAAAAACCCCACACCGGGCCTCATATGCAATCCTAGCTGCATCCTCATTGTCGATGCCATACTGCATCGCTGCTGACTTATAGCCATCCTCTTGGGTGCCAGTGAGCCGCTCAACAACTAGCTTGGCGCGTAGATTGGTGCTGGTTGCGCCCGGTGTCTTACCATCCTTTAGCTTGGCTAAAGCGTCAGCAATTCCAGATGCCCCTAAGCTTCCGCACCGCGCCTGATACCAAGCGTCTGTCCGCTGTTCGCAATCAACAATCATTGCGACACCTTATTTTCTAGAACCTTAACCGCTGCGGCATATTTCTCCGGTGTCAAATCAACCAGCGCATTGACCTTGTAATGCTTACAAAGCGCGGCAATGTCGGTGCCGGTGCTGTCAATTAGACCCTGAAGGTATGACAGCTTGTCTGGGCTAATCACGATTGGGTCAGACTTCTTGCTGCTTGCAACGGCAGCATTTCCATCATCATCTTCTGTTGGCAGACCAAAGCAGGTTTGCAGCGCATAGCGGCGCGCATAGGTCAGCGCGGAGCCATAACCATGAGCATCCTGCTTATTAGCAGGAACAAACAGCACACCCATGCTGATTTTCCCGCCCTCAGCATGAATAAGGATGGTTTCGATTGCCACACCGCCATCAGCAGGGCGCGGACATTGCATGAAGCCAAGGCCATGCTTTGCCAAATGAGGTTTAATCGCATCAACCACTGCGGGAAGATCGGCATACTTGCTCTTGAAGTGTGGATTGGTTGCCGACTTGGTGGCAGCTTCAATCTCGGCAAATGCTGCAACGTAGGCAGCGCAAATCTTATCATCGCTCATCATTCGCATCCTATGCAAACCGTGGGAAAATCTTGCTCAACTGGATCACTGACTGCCAATCGCGTGACAGCAACAGATCGCCAATCTTCTCGGCAAGCAATTCTTGGTAATTTGGGTGGCAACCGCCAGCGCGCACTATGGCTTCAGCAGCATCACAGGCTGGGCAGCAAAACATCTCAGTTAATTCAAAGGCACAAACCGTGCAGGTGTCGTGTTCCATATCGTCCTCCTGAATTGCAAAATACAGACCCCTTTACATATCGCAAGCGAATTTTTATGAGGACTGCACATTTTGTCGAAAGGACTTTGCATGACGTTGAGCCAAAAGGCTGTTGCCCGCATTTATGGGCGCGCAGCAGAACACAAAATTTCCGCCAAGGCTTTGGCTGAGGCATCTGGCATTAGTCGGGTTACTCTTAGCAACTGGCGCAATGACCGCAGCGCACCTATGCTTGAAGCATTCTTGACCGTTGAGAAGGCTCTTGAGGATATGATTGCGGCTAGGGCTAATGGCTAGGTTTGCGGGTTTCTCAAAATATCGCGCTAAAAAGTCGGTCTGCGGTCAAGGGCATCAACATGATAGCAAGCGTGAGGCAAAGCACTGCGATGTGCTGCACCTTGAATTGCGCGCTGGTCTGATTGTCGATCTAGAATTGCAGCCGCAGTTTTGGTTTGTCATTGATGGCAAGCAGGTCAAGCATGGGAATGGGCGTAGGGTCGGTTACCAAGCCGACTTTGCCTATGTGCGTGATGGGCGCAAATGCGTTGATGATGCCAAGGGATTTACGGTCAGGGATTGGCCGCTGAGGAAAGCTATTTTTTTGGCATTGTTCCCTGACATCCAATTGCGTGAAGTATGAAGCCTTCGCCCGCAGAGCCATTTTGGCCCTATCTTAACCACAGAACAATGGAGCAGGTTATGCGGCGTGAGGCAGCGTTAAAGGTGGCGTGTGAGGCAAAACGCCTGAAGCGTCTTTACAGGTCTAAAGAGGCTGGTAAGTAAGAGCGAGCGGGGAGGCCAAGGGAGGACGGCCTCAACCCGCTCTAACAATAACCTTTGGGTGGGAAGGCTACTGCTATGCACAATAATACACAGGTGGACACATCAGGACAAGGGCGCTTGTCATGAGTATAAAACTGATGTCCGCAGTCTGGGAACGCTCAGACATTTCTTCGACGCAAAAGCTGGTGCTGCTGGCGCTGGCTGATTGGGCAAATGACGATGGCCTTTGTTGGCCTTCAATTGATCGGTTGGCGCAAAAGACAGGCATGGCTGGCCGGTCGGTTCAGCGCATCATTCGAGACCTTGAGCAGATTGGCTTGGTGAAGCGCGATGAGGTTGCCGGGAAGGGCAATCGCTACTGGGTTTTGACACCCCTGACAGATTGTCACCCCCGACACAGTGTCACCCCACCCCTGACAGAGTGTCACCCCACCCCTGACACAGTGTCACCCAATACACCATATACACCCCATTTACCCGTCAATGTTATTAGAGGGCTTCCCGATTGGCTTCCGCTTGATGCTTGGGATGGGTGGCTGGAAATGCGCAGGGCTAAAAAGAAGCCCATGACGGGCAGGGCAATGCACCGTGCGCTCAATAAGCTGGAAGCCATGCGCGAAGCGGGCCAAGACATTGCTGAGGTGCTTGACCGCAGCACCATGAATGGGTGGACTGACGTTTACGAAATCAAGGGAGTGAACAAGAATGGAAACAGAAAAGCAGACGGAGTTGATGCAGCCCTCGACAGCCTCTTTGAATTTGGCGGCACTTCCAGACAGGCTGACGGACAATCAGTTGCGCGAATTGGTGGCCCTGCTGAGTGAACCGTTGCCAGCACCTGAGCCATGCGATGACCAGCACTTTGCAAAGTGCTTTCGCTTGATGAGCGCAGTGCTGCCTAAGCAGTCCAAGGATGAACTGGCTGGGAAACTGTTTGTGGCTGCTTACCAGCGCATCCTGCAAAGCTATCCAAAGGACGCAATTAGCTACCTGACAGAACAGGCAATGAACCGTTGCCGCTGGTTTCCTACCATCGCTGAGTGCATCGACATCTTGCAGGAATGGCGGCGCATGGATGACCATACCCGCAAGCGTAGCTACATTCGACAGGCTATCCACCGTGAGCAGGAAGCCCGCCGCTTGGAGGCCAGCCAAAAAAACCGCCTGACAAGGGCCATGACTGCTGAGGAAGTGGCGGCGCTGCCAGCCCCAATGATTGCTTTGGGTATTAGCTGCGGTGCGCTGAAGCGGCTGGACGATGGCACCGTGATTTACAACGAGGGAGAATGAATATGATCTATGCAGCCCGCATTCGCCAATGGGCTTCTGAGCGGAACCTTATCAATGGCAGCGACCCCAAGAGCCAGTTTGTGAAGCTAATTGAGGAAGCTGGGGAATTGGCCTCAGCCATTGCCAAGCAGCGTGATGATGAGTTTGCTGATGCCATTGGTGATATGTTTGTCGTGCTGACCATTCTGGCCGCTCAGAAAGAGATGAACATTGAGGAGTGCATCGCTGGCGCTTGGCATGAGATCAAAGACCGCAAGGGCCGGATGGTTGATGGCGTATTCGTGAAGGAAGCCGATGCCTAAGTATAGCCTCAAGCCCGCCATCTGGTGTGACCACTGCAATGCCGTAATCCATCCATCAGGCATCAAAGCTTGCCTGAGGCTGGATTGCAAAACGAAAGCCAAGCTAGACGATGCCAGCCAACAGCGGCAGAAAACCGCCGCATGACATCGTGGATGTTGTGCTGCGCAATGGGATGATTGTTAGGGGCATCAAGGCTGACGGCTGGCGCTGGAAGCCTTGGCCTGAAGGGCCGCATGACTTAGACATTGTGAGATGGCAAATGGCAAAGTCTGGCCCCGCCGGTTAAAGCGGGGCCAGATAGCTTTAGCGCCGTTTGCGCACCTTTAAGGTGACTTCACGATGCTCAATGAACTTGATCGGGTGATTGTCCTCATTGTCACCAATCAAGCCAGTGTATTCCAGCCTGACAATATCATTTCCGGTTACGTCATAGCAGCTAATCGTAACGGTTTGCCCGTCTAATTTGAAAATGCTGCCCCAATCATCAACCACAAATAATTCGCAAAGCCTTGCAGCTTCATCGACTGAGTTAGCGCGACCCCAACTGGAACCAGCGCCAATCATGCAAACGGCCAAAAAGTCCTTTTCCATTTGTATCTCCAACGATGTCAAAGAGCGGGGCCAAGCCCCATCAATGGGACTTCCCATTGACAAAGGCACTTTAGCACACCCTTAGCTTGGTGTCAAGAGGTTTTTTCATAGTGAAAAAAAGTGCATTCAATGTGAAAAAAGATGTTGACGCATGGATTGGTGGTGTGTATAAAGGTTTCATCAAGAGGGCCAATGGCCCGCCAACTAGGAGACTGAACATGGCTAATATCATTGAAGACCTGACCGCCCGCATCGAAAACTACCGGGCCACCAACAAGCAGCCCTGCAAGAACTATGCAACCAAGGAAGCTGCTGAGAAGGCAACCGCTAAGATGGCCCAGCGCGCAGCTAACTACTTTGACAAGTATGACCGCGATAATGCACCTTCGGCAAACTATCTGGTATTCTTCAATGAAGCATGGGGCCGTTGGGTTGGCGCAATTGATCTTAGCGACCTTCTCCGCCGCCCGAATAGCACTGGTGGCTATCTTGGCTTCTGCACCGGGTTCTTCACCTACTAATCACACCGGGGGCTTCGGCCCCCACCATTTTGGGCTAATGGCCCGCCATTAAGGAAACTGAGACATGGAAACGATTAACCTGATCCGCGCAATCTGGAACTCGCAGCCGACCAGCGAAAAGCTGCTGGCCCCTCTGGTCATTGTCGGCTTTCCGATCCTCTTCTGGGCGGTCTGGGTGATTACGCCATGATAATCACAGCAAAGGATGTAAGGCGGGCTAGGGCGCAGCTAGGCATGACCATAAACGAATTGAGTGATGCTCTGCGCCTTAATCCAGATACCGGTGGCAGAGTAATCAGGCGCTGGGAAAGTGGAACTAGGCCAATTACAGGCCCAGCCGCTGTTGCAATGGAAGCCATGCTGGCCGGTTTTTTGCCAGAAGGTTATTATCTTGATGACATTGAGGATGACAATGAAGATTACAGATGACCAAGTGCGCAATGCTCTTGCTGACATTGTGGCAATCGACCACGGCAATGAGGAGTTTATTCGGCAAATCCGCAATGGTGAGCAGGATGATAACTGGATTGTTCGCATTGCACTTGCCATTCGTGATAAGCTGGAAGGTGGGAAGTGACGGACAACATCACATCTATTCATGGCGGTGAGGTTAGCGTTTCCCAGAAACAGCAGTTTCTAGACACCATTGCGATGGCATATGACCAATTGGCAACCTATGACCAGCCAGTTGCTATGGTTTATAGCTTTGTTGGATATGAAGGTGGTGTGAGAAGTGGCTATCACACAATGCACGAAATTCGTGATTTGAATAAACTGCATCTATCACGGGCATACGTTGCCATTGTGATTGATGCCAGCAAGCTTGATGGTTGAAGGTAAGAATATGGCTGACAGTAAACTAGTGGCTAATTCTGGTAAAAAGAAACCGCCTCGCGCTGGCATGGGTCGGCCCAAAGGGTCTGCCAACAAAGTGACCAAGACATTGCGAGAAGCGATTGAGGCCAGCTTTGATAAGGTGGGTGGCGCTGACTATCTGGCTAAGATGGCGATTGAGCAGCCCGCATCTTACATGACGCTGCTGGGGAAGGTTCTGCCAGCCCATATGAACATCAAGGCTGAGACCGGCAAATTTGAACTCATCGTAAAGAGAGCAAATGCAGATAAGCCTGACACTGACTGAGCCTCAGGAAGAGTTTGTTTTCACTGACCAGCCCCATCCTGCATTTGTCGCGGGTTATGGGGCTGGAAAGTCTCAGGCCGCTGTTGCGCGCACTCTGGTCAAAGCCCTGCAATATCCGGGCATGAACT